CTAATGTGGAAGTATTGCCACAAGCCTTCTCCTCGGGTCGAGGGAAGGGAGATGCATAGATCACTCTGGTCTGAGTGAGTTCCAAGGATGCATGAGTTCTGTTCGCGAGTCGATCGGGTACCATGTTGCCGGTGGTCCTAAGACCGCCGGGCCCGCTTATTAGTTTACTCTTACTCTTCTTGATGCGCTTAGCCAGAAGTTTGGCATATTGTGAGCGTAATTTTCTGAGTTCAAGAGAGATTCTAATGATCGTGTGTTTCTTAAGTTCAATACTTGCTGATTTCCTTCGAAGGCCGCTATGAGCTGCTAATGTGATAACCTTAAGGCGGTTAGTTGCTTCAAGCGCCACCTGGCCTTGAAGCCCTTCGAACGGAACAAGTCCTAGTCTGAGTAACGACTCTGGGTTGCGTCCGGCCCTCATGGCCACGCTAACGGGTTTCTTAGTAAGTTTCCCCCCTGCCAAGATATACTGTGGACCAAGGTGTAGGGGAGCACTTAGGTGCTCATCCACTACGCCCTTATAACAGGTCCAAAACTCGGTAGGTTTAGAGAAATCCCACAGTTGCTCAATGGAGCGCTACGAATGTTGCTGTCTGCACGCCACGAAGGCGTAGTAGTCTCGGAATGAAACCTTCCCGATGAAGTCCGGATGCCCACGGCGTTGAGGCAAACCGAGCCCTATATAGGGGAGATTTGGGTGTATGCGCTATTCGGCGGCCCTCCTCCACAAATCGGGAGAAGTAATTCTAAGCACATCTCTGAAGCGCCGAAAAACGTCCGGGTGACTAGCCCGGTAACAGCTGGATAGAACAGACGCATTTTGAAAAATGTTCGTCGAATCGAAGCGCCCGTAGGCGCCGATCGAGATAGTCTTTATCCACCTGTACCCTGTGATTACCCTATGTCCAAAGTCTGCGAAACCCGCCTGATCGACTAAGTACGGACCTACTGCGGCTTCAGGAGCCCAGCTTAGGTTTCCGAAGTTAGCATTCCGCGAGCGTTTCTCACCAAAGATAGGTGCGAACCACATACGTGCAAAGTTGCATATAGTGGAAGACACCTGGTGCTTGTGCTTGGATATCGGTAATCCACTATCACTAAGCTATGCCGAGTATGCAGTGTTGCATGCTCTCGGCCAGATAGCAATAAGATCGTCTCCGAGAATTCTGATAAATACGTCCTTTCTCTTCCAATGGTCTTTGGCAGTGCGCGTCTTCACGGCTATACCAATAGCCTGATCAACGATGAAGATATGCAGTACTGACTACAAGAACCAAGAGAGAGGTAGTCCCATAAGGCAACCCCGAGTCGACTTGACCATCACTATGAAATCGCGCCATGTTCTTGGCTCAACCTCATGCGGATCAGTCGCTCGTATCCTACGCTTATAAATTAGTGTCTGGGATAACTACATTACACGTAACTCAGGAATAACCTCTCCTGCTTCTAGCTCCTCCGGGGTTAAGAGAAGCTTTTCGAGCCATTCTATGAAAACCATCACATAGTCTGCGCTCAGGTTATCGGTGGCAGCTGTCAAATCGGACGAAGTGTGTTCCCAGAGTGGAATCTTCGCCTTGACTTTTCTTGCCCACCTATTGAGATCCGTCTCAATAGTCGGGGGATCCAATTTGGTAAGAGGTCCCCGCGTCCAAGGATGGGTAAGCAAGTACTGCCATAAACGATCTCTCCAGGCGTGCCCCGCGTGCACCGTCTGGAGGGTGGACTTAGTGACCACCCTAACTTTACATCCATTCTCCGCTATTGGTACAACTTCCGATAAGTTATTATTCATTTTTATAAGTGAAGCCCAACAGTTGCTACCATATAAAGGAACTCTGCTAGCAGCTTTCCATTCTTTGGTACCGCGCTTGTAGCGTAGTGTCGCAGCTTTTGATAACTAATCGGCATAGAGGTCTAGCCCGTGTGCAGACCTCTTAATACCCAGCGCGCCAGAAAATTTGAGTTTTGGACCTAACCCGGTCCAGGCTAATGGAATCTTCGGACCACGGTGTCCGGAAAGAAATTCCTTCCAATTTTCTAGCAGCGCCTTCGGCGGATGATGCGTGGATGTATAAACGCGCTGATGCTCTGATAGAGCGTTTTGCATAGTACGGTGCCCGACAGCAGTCGGGAGTGCACGATCTATCAGTGCAAACTGGATGAAGGCATCCCTGTTATACAGGATAGACTTCGGCAACAGTTTGCGCATCAGGGAAGAGCCCATGACCTTGGGTCTCTTTCCCGGTTTGGGGGGTTGATGTAAGGCAAGACCGAGTTTGAACTTTTTCAGCGTAGCGTCTTGCCCCTCCCTTTTCCAACTCTTGAGAATCCATCCGCACACCGCAGAGGTGTAATGTTCTCTAAAACGGTAATTCCAAGAGTCCCTACCGCGTTGCCAGGCGCCAGCAATGGCCCCTTGGTATACGCGCAGAGTCCTTTCGAGCCACAACATCGCTTTATTATCTTTACGCTCTATTTCGAAAGGTAGGTTTCTACATCCTCGGATGTAGTGAGACACCTATGGGAATCGGCATCTACCACCTAAGGGCACCTGGGCAGATCTATTTGATTTGTTCTTTTCGGTGCGTTTAGATGGAGCCT